AGCGAAAGCTCTGCGTAGATCGTTAACGTTGATTGCTTCAGCAGCGGAGAGATCCGCGTAGATGTTCGGGAAGCCGGGATTGTCCGGGTCTTCCTCGATAATGCCGCTAAAGCCGCCATTGTCCCTTTCGGACTGTAGGTATTCCGGAAGATTGCCGCCGGTCTCACGGGCTTCCGTGGGGGGGCCGGAGAAGGTATCGGAGGATACTCCGAGACCCATGATTGGAGCGCGATTGCCGAGAGGGAGAGTGATAGCATCGCCCTTTTGAGGCCACGGGCGAGCTGAGGTGTAATAGTCCTTTTCCCAAGCGACTTTTTGAAGCTCTCGATCAGTTTCGAGAGCGGTGTCGGCCAGGTCCTGATCACGATACCATTCGTTATAGATCAGATTGTAGGCGCGAATAGGTAGCGCGTTGAATTCAAGACCCTCAATAGGAGGGATCCCCATGTGGTCGACGAGCTGCTGGTCACCAGCCAGAACAGCATAGCGGGGAACTTCCCGCTCCGGGTCTTCACCCGTAATAAATTCCTCCCATCCGCCCCAGACGACGCGATTGGGGACGAACCAGTGGTGAATGCGCACCTGGACAGGATGCATGGTCGGAGCCACGAGGGGAGATACTCGGATCATAGCCGAGGTTCGATGTTGAAAGGTGTCCCCGGGGAGGACCTCGAGGACACCTACAGGGACCAGCTCCCCCATGTTGCAGGTTTGGAGCCGGTAGTGCGAAAGCGAGTGTTTGTAACGTTTCATCACATACGATGTCCTATCACGAGACGCCGCCGTCCTGTCGATCGGCGGCGCGAGGTTGAGTAAGAGCGGCGACCACGATAAGAGCGAGAACGCCGAGGCCGGCCCCTATAGGACCGGCGAGCAGGAAACCGAGAGGTACGACGACGAATAACGCGACGACGACGATAAGCCATTTCATGTGCCTTCTTTCTTAACGGTTTCGGAGGTAGTCAACGATGTCTTCCATCGAGATCCAGTCACGGATCCCGCGTTCTTTATAGAGGCCTTTCAGGCCACGAGCGGCCCCCTGTAGTTCCCCCCCGACTTCGCCCCATTCTTGTTCCAGGGGCTCCGAGGGGGCCATCCTTTGATCGACCTGGTGGACGCGGCCAGCAGCGTCGCGGAACCAAACCAGACGTTTTCCTTCCGTTGTCGTTTTGGTTCCATAGCCTTGTTCGAGATCCGGTAGGCCGACGCGAACCACATCGCCGCGGCCATACCCGGTTTGATTAGTACGTTGCATCATCATGGCGAGCTTCGATGCTTCCATGTTTTGCTTGATAAGATCGGTTTGAGCGTTGGTGTAGGCGAGATTAGCCTCCGCCTGATTGCTTTCCGAGGTCGTGGGTTGGTCCGCCAGGTGGGCGCCGTACTGTCTGAGGCCTGTTGAGGCCGCACGACCGACTGAAGAGATACCTTCCCCCAGAGCAGAGCCCGAAGGGGCCTGAGCGTAGCCTGGAGTGGCTCCTAGAGCATATAGGGGATGGATGCCTGCCGCCTTGGCGTCTTGGACCGTGTGAATGATGCCGGATTTGTTGGTCCCTTTAGGACCGATAGCCTGGCTGGCGAGACCAGCTCCGGCAGAGATGGCTGCAGCGCCTAAGATGGCGCCGCCAATTGAGATAGCCATTAAAGCTCCTTTCTGTGGAGGTAGATTATCAAAAGAAGAATCATGATTTCAAGGATTTCGGTGCTTAGCCATTGCATGAGATTTTCGAATTTTCGTTTACCCGCCTTTTTTTCCTGCGGCCGAGACCGCGACTGCCGCCGTGGCCGGCGGCGAACATGACCTCTTTGCGTTGCTGTCTGCGAACACACACCGTGATTTTACGAGGTTTAGCGAAGGCGAGAGATTTGGGGGTTGGTGCACGGAGCCCCCGAGCCGGGGTGCCCGTGACAGTGAGCACCGGACGGGCCGAGCCCGCCGGATGATAGGTGCGACGCTCCGGTATTGTAGACAACAGCGTGGGCAGTCTACGACTAGCGATCCGTCTAGAGATCGCGCCACCCTGGCGTTTTACTATTAGACCTGGAGCCCGCACCGTGAGGATTTTAGCGCGGCGTGGGATGACTATTACTTCGTTACGCCGCTTTTTACGTTTGCGTTTAGCCATTAGAGGGTTTCCCTCATTTGAGACAGTTTTTCGAACCGTTGGGCTAAGCCCAAGGATTGCAGGCGCTCCCTTTCCAGGGGATCGCCAAGGATCATGGACATGTGGACCTCTAGGTCCATGGAGATTGGAGAGCGGGATTTAACGTTTTCAGGACCCATAAGGTCTATGATCATTTCCCGCATGTATTTATCCAGTATATATTTTTTTCCGCCTATGCGGATTAGATTAGGTACGTTCTTTACTTGTTGGACCACTAGAGCGGCGGCGATTGTGCTGGCGAACGGCTTCCCAATACCGGGACGCCTGCTCATCATGCCAAAGCTCGCATTGTCGCCAGTCTTTTTCGTTGTGTATTTCGCCACATAGCCCGCACGGGCCGCATTTACTGGGGAAGCGGTCGTGAAACCGAGGCCCCAGGTGTCGGTAATCATTTGATGTAGTGTATCGGGGAACCCGAATAGTATGGCGTGGTAGTGTGGTCTTTCTGTTTTGCTCCCGTATTCTCCGGTTGCGAAGTAACGTAGCTTCTTGGGTGAGTAACGTTCTCGGAGACGTTTGAGGAATAGTTGAAGATGTGTCTTGTCTATTTTGCGGTCCGTAGGAAGGTTGGAATCGGTATATGTCAGCGTACAGAAGGTTGAGGAATCGTGTGATTGCAGCTCCATCAAGATGCGCGCTGTCCATTCGGACCTCTTATTGATTAAACAGGGCATACACTCTTTGCACGAGACAAAGAATTTGAGGCCCTGCGGGGATTTTAGCCAAAAGGGGCGTGTGCAGATCATCTGGGCTGTCAGTTAGGTATATTTCCTATCTAGTAGGGAAATATATTAGGCCGGAGGCGGGGTTTCTGGATTTTCAACCACTTCAGGTTGCTTTTCTGTTGGAGGAGTTTCGGCCGCCGGCGGCGGCTTTGGTGTTTTTGGTATGGCAGGATCGTCTGCAGTGGATTTGTGGGCGTATTCTGCATCCTCCTGCATGTCGTCCAGCTCGTATTGGCTGGGTTCCCCATCCGGGTCATCTATATCGAAGTCGTCGGCCTCCTCGAATGTTTCTCTGTGTTCAGCGTCCGCAGCTCGGGACAGCTCGTCCCGGACAATGCGGCGCATTTCGTCTTCATAGCGAAGTTCTTTAGGTTCCACCGGTATTTCCACCGGTGTTTTATCGAGAGTTTCCGCCGAATGGCGGTCTGTGTAGGAGTATTGCCAGTGAGCCAGTTTCGAGGTCTGCATTTTCAGCGTGTTGACCTCGCGGGGGACGATACGTCGGAGTGTGCGGTCCGTCTCATTCGCCGGACCCAAGATGCTCACCAGGTCGCCCTGATGGTTGAGACCTAGAGCGGTGAATTTCTTCGAACACCGGAGTACCAGAGCACAGCCTGGGGGTATTTTGACGTTTCCGGGACCAGTTTCCATGCTTACTCGATCCTTGATTTAGCGTTGATATTTACCATCCGACGGGCCTGTACAGAGTGTCTGATCATGCACCAGAGAACGTCGTTGGTTTGAACAGCGTGGATACGCTTGGTTGGGTTGCAGGTAATGAATTCCTCGTTGAGCACTGGGAGGTCGTCGAATTTCCGACCCATGTGCCAGTAGTCGAAGAGGGTACGGAACTCATTTGTGACTTCCGAGCGTTGGTGACGATAGTCACGATAGCGGTCAGCCCAGCCGAAGGTAAGATCATCAGTAGGTGTGCCATCAGCGAAGACCTCTGAATTTTCGACAGGTTGTTGACCTATAGTTTCCAGTTCTTTCTGGAAGTAGTCTTCCTTTGAAACCCGCCGCCAGTTCTTGGACATGCCTTGTGTGTACATGGATTTTGGGCGGACGGACATGAGCGTAATGACGTGACCGTGTTCTTCGAAGAAGCGCCGGTAGCGTCTAGTTCGGCAAGTGGCAATGCCATGGCCGAGGAGATCGCCGACAGCAGAGTCGGCGCCGCCCTGTACATCAGGGCCGGTTTGCAGGACTTCAGAGAAGGAGATATTGCAGCGCCCGCCGCCGAGATACTCGGGGCGTTGTAAGCGGGCATCGGAGCTCCGAATGCCCAAGTAGCGCAGGTATTCAGTATAGCGAGAGCCGTACCTTGCACGGGCCTCTTGGTAGCGTTGGAGAGCGAAAGCTCTGCGTAGATCGTTAACGTTGATTGCTTCAGCAGCGGAGAGATCCGCGTAGATGTTCGGGAAGCCGGGATTGTCCGGGTCTTCCTCGATAATGCCGCTAAAGCCGCCATTGTCCCTTTCGGACTGTAGGTATTC